CCCGCCCCTACGGCGTAAGGAGGGGTCAAAATGAAACGATCTACTCGGATGATGCTCATGTCCGGCGGACGCAAGGATGACCGCCGTTATGACCGGGAGCCCGAGGACAAATTGCGCGACCGCCGTGGCCGGGAACACTACGACAATGGCCGTTATGCACCGCGCTCTGAGATGATGGAGCCGGAGGATCGGGGCTATCGTCGCTACTCTGATGGGCGCTTTGCCCCACGCAACGATGGTGGCATGTGGGTAGATAGCCGCTACTGGGATGACCGGATGTACGGCCCTCAGTCTCACTACGGCTACCCCTACGTCCCCCCGGTCTATCGGGAGGATGGGAGCGCATACACAGAGCGACGGGAGATGAATCGGCCCATGAACAAAATCGGATTCGCTATCTCTGGAGAAGGAGAAATGAGAACTCCGAGAGAGTTTGACCATGACTACCGCATGGACGAGATGGCGTACAGAAAAGGTGGAGAACGCATGACAGGTTATGGGGCTGCTTCCGGCTATATCCCTTTCACGAAGGAGATGGCCGATGAATGGTCTAAGCATATGGACAACGAGGATGGCACCCGTGGCGCTCACTGGACGCTGGAGCAGGCCAAACAGGTCATGGCCCAGCGTGGGATTGAGTGCGACCCTGTCCAGTTCTGGGCGGCCCTTAACATGGTCTATAGCGACTACGTTAAGGTAGCCAAGAAGCACGGCGTTGGCGATAAGATTGATTTCTATGCCGATATGGCAAAATCGTTCTTGTGTGACAAAGACGCACCGGAGGACAAGCTGGCCCGCTACTATGAGTACATCGTGAGGGGCTAAACAAGGGGCGGGGGCAATAGCCTCCGCCTTTTCTTTCCTAAAAGTTTTCCCTTTAATTTTCCCTTACCAGCACATTTTAAGTTAAAAAAATTCATTGCAAAATGAAAGAATAAATGATATATTTCGATTAATACGATAACTTTTAATGCTATTTGATATTAAATGAAGTTTACAAATAGCAACCAAAAGTTGCGTAACGAAGGAACCCGTTAGGCCTTGAAATGCAAGGATTCTAACGGGTTCCTAGTTATCCAAATAAAAGTTTTCCCTTATGTTTTCCCTTTACAGGTTTAGAACATTTTTTATAAATCCCTCCATGCGGGCAGCGCTGTCCTGCCTCATGCGCTCCGTGAAGTGCCCGTATCTGTCCAGAGTAAAGGCCGCGCTGGCGTGGCCGAGGTTGCTCTGGATGGTCTTGATATCATCGCCAGCACGAATAGCATTAACGGCATAGGTGTGACGCAGGTCATGGAAACGGACTCCATCAAAACCGGCTTTTTTAATAAGCCGCTTAAAACTCCTGTCTACAAATTGGTGAGTAAGCGGATGCCCGAGCTGGTTTGTAAAAACCAAGTTATGTTCGTTTTCCCATGCAGGCCCGGCCTTGATTTTCATTTCTGCTTGCCTCCGCTTCTGTTCCCTTAGAACTTTTATTGCGGAAGTTGCGATGGTGATAGTTCTGCTCTTCCCATTCTTAGGAGATGCAAAGACCTCTTCATTTACTCGGAGATCGCTCCTTACAAGTTGCCTATTGACTATCAGCGCGCCTGATTTTAGGTCAACGCAATCCCAGGTAAGGCCCAGCAACTCAGACTGCCTAAGGCCGGAAAATAAAGCCAAGATGATAAGGGCCTCGATCTGATCCCCTGCTACGGCTTCAAGTAATTTTGATACATTAGCATCATCGATAGGATGTATCTCTGTCTGCTCCTGGCGGGGTAATTCGCAATTTTCGGCGGGGTTCTTTGGTATGTATCCTAACTGTACAGCCTTTTCAAGTGCTTGATGGAGCACTTTATAGGCCAGACGGATTGAGGCAGGAGAGAGTGCCAATTTATTAACAAACCTCTGGACAATATGTGGGCGGATTTCATGGAGGCGAACAGCTCCCATAGCGGGCTTGATATGCCGCTCTATATTATTCCTGTATATGCGTATAGTATTTGGTTTTACCCCAAGCAGATAATCTTGAAGCCAGCTATCCAACCATACATTCAGAGTTAACTTTACTGGGTCAGTATAAGTTCCTTGGTCTACGGTCAATGTGGCCTCTTTGAGTTTTTTAGCGACTTCTTTTTGCGTTTTCCCGGTAATACTCCGCTGAATCTGTTTCCCTGTACCTGGGTCATACCCAGTTGTAAATCGGGCCTCCCAGTAAGTATATTCTTTCCCATTTCTGAGTACCGTTTTTTTGCGGATTGTCCCGCTACCCGCAGCAGACTTTCTAGCCATTGATTTTTCCCTCCATTCTGGTATAATGGAAGGGCAGAGCGCCCGCAAAGCAATCTGCCCCTCTATGGCCGCTCCTGGTGTTCCAGCACCGGGGGCGGTATTTTTATTGCGCTTTTTTCAGTTCGGCGATTTCCTGATTCATGGTGCGGATCGCCAGCTTAAGAACGGATACTTCGTTTCGCAGTTCCTCGATTTCACTCTTTGGCGTGATGGCGTCCATAATGGCCTGCTGTCCCTCGGCCAAAAGGTTAAATCGGGTTGTGACCTCCGTGTCCAATAAAACCTTTACATCGTGCATGATGTCCTGTTTCTGCTGTTCCAACAAGCCCTTCGTTTCAGACATGATGTCCTGTTTTTGCTTCTCCATCAACTGTGCGATTGCCTGCAAATCTTTTTCGTCAAGCATATGTAAATCCTCCTATTACAATTCTGTCGCTAGATTCCTGTTCTGTTTGGCAATCATGGGTTGGTGTACCATATCATAAGCATAGTCCAATAATCCGTTCTTTTCCAATGAAGCAATCTTTTAGCATATAGAAAATAAGCTGCCACAATTTGGTGATAACATATATTGCTTAAATAGAACTAACGTTCTATAATGATAAACAAGGGGAGCAAAATTCCCGACCAAAATATTGGTAAGGTACAAATTGGGAGGAGGGCGCGAAATGACGCCAAATGGAGAAAAAGTTGAAATGCTTAAAAAAGAAATTGAACTTGTCATGGAGCGGAACAGAAATGAAACCTATTTGAAATCGCTCCTTACGCGCGCCCTCGTCCTCGAAAAACTACATAATAAGTGATAAAAAGGCTCCGGGAAACCGGGGCCTTATTTTTTTGTAAAGCCGTCTATCAGTTTTCTGATGGCGGCTTTTTCGTCGTCTTCCATAAACCAATATGCCTTAATAATCCGCTTAATCAGATCATCATCAGACATGTGGATCTGCTCCATGACTTCGAGGAACTCCTCGTCCTCGTCCCTCTGGATATGTGGCTCTCCTTCCCCGGTACGCAGCCAGAGCTCGGAGATGTTAAATTCACGGCAGATGTCGGCAATGGTGCGATCGCTAGGAATGCAGTTTGGATCTTTTCCTAATTTGGAAATGTATGCTGGAGTAACGTTAATTTTACGGGCAAAATCACTTTTGTTTCCGCCCTTTTCTTCAACCACTTCCATAATTCGCTCAGCTATGGTTTTCACTATTTACACCTCCTACTCTGTACAACGAAGTATATCATGGAGATAATCAAAATGCAAGAGAAAAATTCAACTGGGTTGAAATAAATGCTTGACATTTAAACTTGGTTGATATATTATTGTACCAGGTTGAAAGCTTGTCAGGAGGTGAAACTATGCATGTGAATTTGGAAAACCTGGCCGATGCCCAGAGTATTGCCGACAACCTGGCCCTTCTCCCCAAAGAAGCGCTCCTCTATATCGCTGGATATGCTGAGGGGCGGCGGG